AAGAAGAGCAAGCAGAGCTACAGGTTAATGGCGTTAAGGGACATAAGGATGCTACCGTCGATGGCGTTCTTATTGACTTCAAGTCAGCCTCTAGCTTCAGCTTCAAGAAGTTTAAGGACGGTAACATACTCACAGATGATCCTTTTGGTTACATCACTCAGTTGTCTTCTTATTCTGAAGCGGATAAGAATCCTAATGCTGGCTTTGTTGTTATTGATAAATCATCAGGTGAGTTATGTTACTGTCCTATAGACGAGATGGATATGATAAATCCTGTCAGTCGTATAGATGATATTAGAGAATTTCTAAAAAATGATACACCACCTGCTAAATGTTATAGTGCTGTTGCTGATGGTGCCAGTGGTAACCTTAAGCTGGCTTTCGGCTGTGTCTATTGTGATTTTAAGTTCACTTGTTGGCAAGATGCTAACGCTGGGAAAGGGCTTCGTACATTCATGTACGCTAATGGCCCAAAGCATTTGGTTGAGGTTGGTAAAACGCCTAACGTACCTGAAGTAACTAATGCTACTTAAAAAAAATAAAAATCCTTATCATGCTATACAAAAAGAAGGGATATATAGATCAGGATCAGAAAAGAAGACAGGAGAACTACTAGAAAGTATTAGAGTTCCTTTCTCTTTTGAACCTCATTATATAGAATATACGTGGCTAGAATATAAAAAGTATCTTCCAGATTTTCTTCTACCTAATGGTATATATTTAGAAGTAAAAGGCAGATTTAAATTAGAAGACAGAAAGAAGCACCTCTTTGTTAGAGAACATCATCCAGACCTTGATATTCGTTTTGTCTTCGATTACCCTAACGGCAAACTTAATAAAGGAGCTAAGTCGTCATATGCAGATTGGTGTATTAAAAATGGTTTCCTGTTCTGTAAAAACTCAGATCATCGAGTAATTGAGGAATGGGCGAATGAAGAACCAAGAATACGAGAAGGAAGAGGGGGAGGAGGAAAAATTTCTAGTAAACGTGGAGCATCTTCTAGACAAGCAGTTACAAAGTCCAGAAAGGGTTCTGTTTCTAAGCGTAATACTGCAAGCACTCCTAGACGCAACAAAACCAGAAACAAATAGGGAACCGGAAGAAGAGAAGCTAGCTAGGCTCTTAGCAAAAGCTTGGTTCTTTGCTTCTGTCGGTGTTACCTCTGAAGACTTTGTGAACATTTGTGATCTAGCAGGTATATCTCCTGTAGATATGCGTAGCTTTGCTTTTAAGGTATTGCGTTCTAAAGAAGTTAAGTATATACGTAAACGAATAAACAGAGTATTAACTCACGAGTGAGTAGGGAGATAATTTTGGGAGATGATTTTATGTATACAGGAGCAATAGCAGCTAGTGAAGCTTTAGATGAAGATTTAGATGGTGATACTACAAGTTTTATTAAACAGATGCTATATGTACCTCACGAAAAAGAAGACAATGCTTTAGACCTACAAGTAGGTGGTGATCACTATAAAGGATGTGGTATACAGCCTGTAGAATATATACATGCCAATAAACTTGGTTATCTTGAGGGCAATGTGATAAAATATATAACTCGACATCATACTAAGGGTGAGGGTAGAAAGGATATAGAAAAAGCAATCCACTACGCACAATTAATATTAGAGTTAGAATATAATCAACAGGAAACAGTTACTAATGACTAACAGACCTAGCTCTACGTATGAGTCTTACATTCATATCAGCCGCTACGCACGTTTTCTACCAGAAGAAAACCGTAGAGAAACTTATGAGGATACTTGTAATAGGTGGTGGGATTATATGTCAGGAAAGTTTCCCCTGTTACTTAACTATCCAGAAGTATTAGAAGCTCTTAAAAATAAAGATGTTATGCCATCAATGCGTACTATGATGGCTGCTGGTGAGGCGTTGGAACGTAACCACATTGCTGCCTTTAACTGTGCCTATCTAGCTGTAGACGACTACAAAGCTTTCGATGAAGCCCTTATGATCCTTATGTGTGGCACTGGTGTAGGCTTTAGTGTTGAGCGTCAGTTTATTTCTAAGATGCCAGAAGTCCCTGAGATTAGTCGTACAGAAGAAGTTATTATTGTTGCTGATTCTAAGGAAGGATGGGCTAAGGGATTGCGTCAGCTAATGAGCCGTCTGTTTGCGGGGGAGCATCCTACATGGGACTTGTCTAAGGTTCGTCCATCAGGTGCTAGGCTTAAAACATTTGGTGGACGGGCATCAGGACCGGAACCACTAGACAATCTCTTACGCTACGTCACGAACGTTATGTATAAGGCATCTGGTCGTCGGCTATCTAGCCTTGAATGTCACGACATTATGTGTGCTGTTGCTGCTGCGGTGGTTGTAGGAGGTGTTCGTAGGTCAGCCATGATCAGTATGTCTAATCTATCTGATGATCGAATGCGTCATGCTAAGATGGGTAGCTGGTTTAATGAGCATGTCCATCGATCTTACGCTAATAACTCTATCGCCTTCACTGAGAAGCCTGATATGGGTACGTTCCTACGTGAGTGGACCAACCTGTATGAGTCTAAGTCAGGTGAGAGAGGTGTATTCAATAGGATTGCTGCACAGAAGAAGGCTGAGAGTATTGGAAGAGATACTTCTGAGGACTTCGGCACTAACCCCTGTGGAGAGATTTCTCTAAGGTCTAAGCAGTTCTGTAATCTATCTGAGGTTGTTGTTCGTCCTAACGATACAGAGAAGACAATCGAAAATAAGATTAGAATTGCTACAATCATTGGCACCTTCCAGAGTTGCTTGACAGACTTCAAGTACATTTCAAAGAAGTGGAAAGATAATACAGACGAGGAACGTCTGCTGGGTGTCTCCCTTACAGGTATCTTTGACAATCCTCTAACCTATAATCCTAAACCTGAGATGCTAGAAAAGTGGCGGGAGATGGCAAGAGGCGTTAACAAAGACATAGCATACCTGCTGGATATTCCTCATTCTGCTGCTATCACAACTGTGAAGCCTAGTGGTACTGTGTCTCAGCTAGTTAATAGTGGTAGTGGTATTCATCCACGATACGGTCATCACTACATTCGTCGTGTTCGATCAGATGCTACCGACCCTCTAGCTGCATGGATGCTTGAGGTTGGTATGCCTTATGAGAAGGATGTTTACAATGATAAGAACTATGTATTCTCCTTCCCTATTAAGTCAGCAGATGATGCAATTACTCGTAATGATATTACAGCATTAGAGCATCTAGAAGTGTGGCTCAAGTATAGGAACCACTGGACAGATCATAATCCTTCTGTTACCATCTACGTAGCAGAGCATGAGTGGTTAGCTGTTGGTACTTGGGTGTATGAGAATTGGGATGAAGTTTGTGGATTATCCTTCCTACCTAAAGAAGATGAAAACCATAGCTACGTTCAAACACCTTATGAAGATATTACAGCAGAACAGTATGAAGCTATGGTGAAAGACTTACCTGCTATTGACTTCTCAAAGTATACAGAAGTTGACGATAATACTACTTCAAGTCAGGAATTGGCTTGTACTGCTGGTAGCTGTGAAATCTAATGCCTTGTAAAAAGTGTGTAAAATCCTGCTCCCTTGATTCTGTTACACAAAAATGTACAGGCTGTGGTAGGACAATGGAGGAAGTTAGAGCCTCTTATAATAAGCATAAAGAACCTACTAAAGAATTAAAATGATAGACACATCCAGCTTTAGCTATAGCGTTGTTAAATACACTTCAGTGTGCTAAAATTAGACCTAGCAGGTATATCTAATTAACATAATAGGGAGAGCATTGTGGCACGAGATTACAAGAGAGAAAATGAGGTAACTAAGAGTAAGCCTAAGAATATTGCTAAACGTGTAAAAAGAAATGATTTACGTAAGAAAGCAATACGAGCTGGGCTTGTAAGAGTTGGGGATGGTAAAGAACTTGATCATATCCAGCCAATAAGTAAAGGTGGTTCTAATAAGAAATCTAATATAAGAATTACCACCAAGAGCCAGAACAGTTCCTTTGATCGTAACCCTGATAAGTCAGTAAAGAAAAACAGACTTAATAAAAAGAAGAAAAAAACTAAGAAGACCATAAAGAAGAATGCTTAATTTATATCCTTATAAAATTTATGAACATCAGCTACCTAAAGAGTTGTGTAAAGGTATTATTGGGATAGCTAAAGCAGAATTTAAGAAAGCAGATGTTTTTAAAGAGGGTGTCACAGTTGAAGACCCTTCTTATAGGAACAATAAAATTAAATGGTTTAATAATCCAGAAATTATTGAGATACTTAGCATGTATGCTAAGACGGCCAACGTAGAAGCTAACTGGTTCTTTGATGTAGACAGCTATGAAGTACCACAAGTATCTTCCTACGGTAAGGGAGAGTTCTATAATTGGCATATAGATATGGGTGTGGAGAAAGACGAAGATACCTCCTTTAGAAAGATTACTGTAGCTGTTAATTTAAATGACGATTATGACGGTGGTGAATTTCAAATAGAAAAGTGGTGTGCTCCTAATGTTCGTCATAGACATCAGACACTCCTTAAAGCAAAGGGCATAGGGTCTGTTCTAGTATTCCCTTCCTTCCTACACCACAGGATAAAAGCTGTAACACAAGGTAACAGGTATTCTCTAGTATGTTGGTTTAGAGGATCAAGATTTAGATAAACTAAAAATAGTTGTTGACTTCTTTTAAAACACTCCTTATAATAAAAGCTATGTCTATTAACAAACTTCCTACAATATACATTGGTTATGATCCTCGTGAGCATGCCTACGTAAAAGTTCTAGATAAATCTATCAGAATAAACACAACACGTACTTATAACATTGTGCCTATTATACAGAAAGAAGTTAGGCGAGCAGGGTTATATTGGCGTAGTCCAGAAATAGACCTAGCTGGTAATCGTGTAGATGTTTTTGATGGTAAACCTTTCTCCACAGAATTTAGCTTCACTAGGTTCTTAGTTCCTTTTCTAAATCAGATGTCTGGACTAGCTCTCTTTATGGATGCTGATATGTTTGTACGTTCTGACATCACAGAAATATTTGATGTCTATGGAACAGACAAAGATAAAGCTATTAGCTGTGTACAGCACACCCATGCTCCTACAGAGACAACTAAGATGGATGGTCAAGTTCAGACTATTTACCGTAGAAAAAATTGGTCTTCTCTTGTCCTGTGGAACTGTGATCACCCTTGGGTTAAAGAACTTACTATAGCTGACGTAAATACAAAGCCGGGTAGTTGGTTACACGCTTTTGAATGGATGGACATCTATCCTATAGGTAATATTCCCCTAGAGTGGAACTGGCTAGACGGAGATTCTGACGAAGACATTACCCCTAAGAATGTACACTTCACTACTGGCGGTCCTGTCTACCCTGATTGGAAACCAAAAAGAGATATAGATGCTAAGTATGCTAAAGAGTGGACAGACTTTTATCGATTTATGCTAAGTAAATAAAGTAAAAGATAGGAGATTAGCTATGTATATTGATCCAGATATAAAAAAATATCTAAGATATGATGCTGAGACAGGGAAGATATTTTGGAAGCTTAACAAAGGCGGTAATGCTAAAACTGGTAACGAGGCTGGCTGTATGGATAAGTACGGTTATTCTATAATAGAAGTAAATAGAAAAAGTTATAAAGCTCACCGTATTGCTTGGTTGCTTACTTATGGGTCTTGGCCTGAAGACCAAATTGACCATATAAATGGTAGTAAGAAGGATAATCGTTTAGAGAATCTTCGTGTTGTTAGTTATAGAGAGAACGCACGTAATCAGAAAATACCTAAGAATAACACCAGCGGTACTGTTGGCGTTAGCTTTCACAAGAGAGATCAGAAATACATAGCTAGTATTCAGATCAATGGTAAATCTAAACACCTCGGTGTATTTAAAAATAAAGAAGAAGCTATTGCAGCAAGAGCAGCAGCAAATATAAAATATAATTACCATGAAAATCATGGAAGAAAGGAAATTAATATTTATGGTTATTAATTTTGTCACTTCATTTAGTGATGATGGCTTTGGTCGTTACGCAGAAAAGATGCTTCTGTCTGTCAAAGAACACTGGCATCCTGATTTAAAGCTAACAGCTTATTATCATGATTGTGACAAAGAGCTTGTGTCTTCCTTTCCTCAAGCAGGTAACATTGAGTATCGTAATCTCAATGAAGTAGAAGACATGCTTGCATATCGCGAACGTATGAAGGCGTATGATGGTACAGCTAATGGTCAAACATCGTATAACTGGCGGATGGATGCTATCAAATGGTGTCACAAGGTCTACGCGCTGACTGACTATGGTCTAGAACTAGCTGACAACGACGCACAGGCTGGTTGGCTGTGTTGGATTGATGCAGATACAGTAACAACCAAGCCGCTCACTGTAGAGAAGGTAACAGCCTTTCTACCAGAGAAAGCAGAGCTAGTACATCTTGGTCGTAAAGATGTAGATTATAGTGAAACATCCTTTATTGGTTTTAATCTTAATTACGAAGCACCTGTTTATATGATTGCTGATCTTCGTGGTTGCTACGATATTGGAGAGGTTGTTTCTTATCGTGAATGGCATGATGGGTTTATCTTTGAACGCCTACTAAAGATTTATACAGCACATGGTATGCGTGTTCAAAATCTAACTCCTAATGTAGCAGGACTTGAAGCTTTCAAGAACTCTCCCCTATCTCAGTATATGACACACTACAAGGGTGCCTTGAAGAACAAGCTATCAGATATTGACGTAGCACCAGATGTAAAGTTACCACGCTATCGTCAGCTTGCTGATCTTATTCGCACGTATGGTAGCGAGACTTTTGTAGAGGTTGGTACATGGAATGGTGGTCGGGCTGTCGAGATGGCCCTAGCGTCCTTTGAGAGCAAGGATAAAGTACACTACATTGGCTTTGATCTCTTTGAAGAAGCTACAGAAGAGCTAGATAAGTATGAGCTAAACAGTAAACCTCATAACACAATTGTAGCTGTTAATAACAGACTTCAGGAATTTGCTGACAAGATGAAGGAGAAGGGTAAAGAATTTACCTTTGAACTTCATAAAGGAGACAGTAAAGAAACACTATATAAGGCTAAAGAACGTATTGCTAATGCGAACTTTGCCTTTATAGATGGTGGACATTCAGAAGAAACGGTACTTAGTGACTACGCTAATCTAAAGCACTGTGATGTCATTGTCTTTGATGACTACTTCAGTAAGGACCAAGAGGGTAATATTCTAGCAGATGAGTATCTAGGAACTAACAGGCTTGTAGATGGTTTTGAAAATACGCTAACTGAAGGTCGTTGTATTGTTCTTCCTTCACAGGATAAGGTAAAGGGTGGTGGTGTTACTCATCTTGCTCTTCTACTAGCCAAGGACGATCTACCAAAGCCACCAGCTAGTCTACTTAAAGTCCCTATCATTATTAAACCTAAAGACTCTATGCCTAAAGAGTATATTATGGATAGTATCAATGATAATGTGGCGTTAATTAAGAAGTGGGGTTTTGTTCAGACATGTAAGCCTAATGCAGAACATGCCATCATTGTCTCTGCTGGTCCTTCTACCAACTATAAGGAACTAAAACAGGTTATTGAGCAGACTAAGGGTACTGTCTTCTGTGTTAAACACAGTTATCCTAAACTGTTACAGAATGGCATTGATCCTTATGCTTGTGTCATTCTTGACCCTCGTTCTATAGAGGGTACGTCTACTCATGGTGTAGTACGTAAAGATTTATTTAGTCTTATAGATAATAAAACGAAGTTTTTTATTGCCTCTATGACAGATATTAGTGTTACTAAATATCTTATGGATAAGACAGATGAAATCTATGGGTGGCATGCTTATTCTGAGGCAGTTGCAGCAGCAGCTAATGGTAAAAGTTTTGCTGTAGATAAGAAACTTAATATTGCTAAAGACACTACCTTTGTAACTGGTGGGACATGTTCAGCTATGCGCTCAATTGGTATGGCACACATCCTAGGGTTCCGTCACTTCCATCTTTTTGGTTTTGATTGTAGTATTCCTAAAGTCACAGCTAAAATGAAAAAGGAAAAAACTGAGGATGGTAAGCCCAAATATCTACATGTCGAAACAAATGGTAAGGAGTTCTGGACGACAGGAGAACTACTAGCTATGGGACAGGATTGTGAGAAACTATTTAACAATCAGGATATTGAAATGAATATAACTATTTATGGTAAAAATACTCTTGTATCAGAAGTATTTAAAGATACTTATCATGCAGATAAAAAATATTATAAGGAGTTAATTGAACAATGTCGGTAGATTTTTCTATACATGAACTTTCACAAGAAATTGTATACCTTAATGACAGTGTGTCTAGACTTGCTATCTCTGTAGGGCAGATAGATCATTGTATCCATGATGGTACAATTCCTTTAGTTGAGGTAATAGAAAGATTAACAATTGGAATGAATAATAACACTGCTTTTTTACGTGATGCGATAGATAATTTAGCAGAAGACATAAAGGATGCAAAACTATGTTAGGAATTGCCGAATCAGTTATAGGTGTTACAGGGAAAATCCTTGATAAATTTATTGAGGATAAAGACCTAAAGACTAAACTAGAGGCTGAACTTAATCAGCAGCTAGTCTCTCTTGATCTTGCTCAAGCACAGGCCAACATTGAACAAGCTAAACATCCCTCTATCTTTGTCAGCGGAGCTAGGCCAGCTATCATGTGGGTGTGCTGCTTTTCTCTTCTATGGCAGTTTATCCTTGCTCCTATTACAAGCTGGGGATTAGCTGTCTGGTATCCTATTGTTATTCTTCCTGTACTTGATACACAGTCTCTTATGACAATCCTGATGGCTCTCCTTGGTCTAGGCGGTATGCGAACGGCAGAGAAGTGGAAGGGTGTCGCTAGAAATAATATGCAAAATTAATGGTTCTTAAAGATAAGCAAGAAAAGTTTGCTCAGGCATACGTACTATATCGTAATGCTACTGAATCTGCTAAAGTTGCGGGGTATGCTCCTAGATCGGCATACAACCAAGGAAGCAGACTTCTTAAACTAGCAGAAGTAAGAGAAAGGATTGAAGACCTTGAGAAAGAGATGGAGACATCTATTGATTATGTTTCTGAGATTGAGAAGCAGTATACTTATGCTACAAACAACAATCATACTAACTCTGCTCTTAAAGCACTTGAACTTCTTAGTAGACTGCGTACTCCTACGGATGAAGATGCACCGACTACTATTGAAGAGTTGGAAGAAGATATCATTAAGAGTCTTGAGCTATTAGGGGAAGACAGAACCGTCAATATTTTCACAAAGTGTTCTTGGTTCAATGAGCAAGAAGAAGAAATGAAAGACTTATTGGAAGAAGTTGAGGAGCTAGAAGAAACCCTAGACGATAGGAAAAGTGATGCCTAATGATTCGATGCTCAAGCAGATCACTTAATTAAAGACAGAAAGTTTATGGATTGATGAAACATCTCAAGGAGCAGAACACCACCTATATTTGCCACCTTGCTCACGCATGGTCTATGGGTATTGTTCTTTTCATTCACGGGGTAATCCCCTGCATTTTAACTGATTGGGTATCGAAGCGTATCTGTA